TTTTTTTTTGTACTTCGTGAATTGAAAAGAAAATATAAAAAGAAAATGTCACGATTTAGTAAATCTTATTGTCAGTCTCTTTCTAAGCATAGTTATTATGATGAAGCAAGAAAGGTAGTGTGTTGGACTGTTGGAAATAAAACATTGACTCTGGAAAAGTTTGTTGATCCTTTGTCTTTTTCAGAAGCGTTTAATATGTGTTTGCCTTATTTTTCAGTTCATTATTTAAGGAAACATAAAGTTCTTGGTACTTTTGATACTAATTTGTTGAAAGAATGTACTTATTTCTTAAAATATTATACTTTCCGGCCGATCCATATGGTTGATATAAATATGAAAAATTTGACACCACGTTCTGTTCAGTTATATGATTTACCCAAGATGTTAGTAGACGTTCCTCTGTATTTGCTTATGGCAGATGGAATGCGATCTCAAATGGATGATACGTGTATGAGTGGATTTAATCTGTGTTATGGTAGTATATTCGACAGGCCTCGTTCTGTGGTTACTGGAGTTTTTGATACTGGATACGCTAAAAATCTTGAAAAAATGGCGTTAAATAAGATGTATCTTGATAAAGAAATAACTCAAGAATTGATATTCTCTGCGATAATAAGTTTATTGTCAGAAGTTGGGCATAAGGAAGAAGATAGGCTCCCCTTTTTCATGCCTGATGCTAAATTATTAAAAGAATTAGTTGGTAGATATCAAACATCACCCGGTGAGTCTCCCTTTAAAAATGTCACTGTTTACGATGTGCATACTGGTAAAACATCGGTAAGGGTGGATCCTCCTTCGAAGAAATCAATGTGTGAAGAAATAACTGATTTCATTGTCCGTTTTTTGGAAGAAGTAGAGGCAGCAGGACTTGATGGAAAGATGTATAATAAAGTTTTTCCTGGAGAATCAGTATGTCGAGAATCTCGAAAGAATGAGATTTTAAATTCCCTGGAGTGTTTGACATTCGAAGAATTATGTGAGTTTCATACAAAAGTGCGTTTGTTCTATATAGAGCCTTCTCATCATACCCTTCTTTCGCATATCTATTTGAAAGGTGTTTTTGCTTTTTTGAAGGGTTTTGGGTTCGAGATAGGTGCTAGTTTAAACGATGGGGAATTCTTGGATATTTGGAAATATCATGAGTGTAATGATGAAGTGCACCAAGACATATATGCAGATTATCCTGAGTTGATACCGCGACGATATGGTGAGGGCGACATTTCTAGATTTGATCAGTCTTTGATTTATGCTATATTGTATGCTGTTGGTATCTTCTTTGCGGCTTTTTATAAGTATGATCACCAAGCTATGAAAACGATAATGAGTGATATTATTTTCAGATTATGTACTAAATTTTTGTATTTAGTTGGCTTGAATGAAGTAAAAATGGTATTCGGTATGATGTTCTCTGGTAAATTTGAGACTAGTCATGGAAATACTGCTTATCAGAATATTGTTTTTAGAATGTACAAGACATGGAAATTAATGATGTACAAGAACCATGAACAATTCTATCTCCTGGAAATTGCTATAAAATTTCGATTGATCACCCACAGTTTTTGTGGAGATGATATGTTTCTGGGGTGGCCCTCTATAATTGAAGAATTGTTTGATTTTGGCTTAGAAGATTATAAAAAATTTTGTGCTAAAATTGGGTTATATTTTAAATTCTGTCGTATTAAACCTTTGTATGCTGTAGTTAAATTTGAAAATAGCGGAGTTTATAAAGAATATTTTAAAGAAGAAGGTATTATATTTTTGAAGAATCAAATGGCGAGAATTTATCATGGTGAGCAGTTAGTAGGCGTTTTCCCTTATCGTTCATTTCGTGATTTGGTGTTTCGGGTTGGTAATTCTGACAAGGCTAATGGCTTTTTGGATACATATTATGCTAAATTATTATCTGTTGCGTATCTTAGCGTTGGAAATACTGAGTTTCATTTTTATTTGTCTATTTTAGATAAGTTATTTAAAAAGAAAAATCCTAATTTTATCTTTGATAAGGAAGTCTGTCGTGATTTATTAAAAGGAAGTTATAGTATGATGGCTTTTTATCAGCAATTGGACAATATTGATCCTAATGATCCTTTTCCATCTTTGGATTTTTTGAGAGAGAAACATTCTAATGGAGTTAAAAGAAATAGAGTTCCATTAATGACCTTTAACCAATATTATTCTGATTTTAACTTTGAG